GGTGAATCACTGCTTACTGCGCGCCGGAGTCAGACGATTTGCAGAACGCCTTGGCTTGGCGGACGCCAACGTCGCAATACATATCAGCGACGATGCGCACGAGGCCGGACGTGGCCTGAGTGTAGGGATCGACGAGCACCGAGATGCCAGCCCAAGTGCAGAACATCGCTTGGCTCCAGTCGCCAAATACAACCTTGTCAGAGCTGACTTGGTTCGTGACGAGGAACTGATAGCCGTCCGCCTCGTTGTTGTCGTCGAGCAGGAACGACGGGTAGTTGCTGACCTTGGCAGCGCCCTTCCATGCCGCCTTAGTGGCAGGCGTTGAAATCCATTTCATGTTTGCGGCGTCCGCATTGCCCTGCTCAACCGCGCTCACGAACGCGAGCACCTTAGCCCACGTCGCAGCCGCGCCGAAGGTGACGGAGTTGACGCCGCTCGTGTTGAGGATACCCGTCGGCTGATTCGACGAACCGCTGCCCTCGATGACGGCCTTGTCCGCCGCAATCGCGAGGATGGACGCGAGATCACCGCGCACGACACCTTCCATGTCCACCGAGCTTTGAGCAAGCAACTGCTTGCTAACGTCGGTGAATGCGGCGAGGCGGTGCGGCGAGACGGAGACTTGGCCGAACGTCTGGATAGAACCAGTGCCGCTGCCGTCTTCCGACAGCCAGTAGGCAGTCGCAGCCGCCGAGAGCTTCGGGAAGCTCACATTACCCACTAGTCCGGACACCTGAGTCACGCCAGCTTCCGCCGTGCGCATCTTGTTGCGCAGAAGCGGAATGAGCGGGCCAACCGAAGTCTGCACGGTATAACCGCCAGCGTTGCCGGTCCCCGCCGTCAGATCGGAGCGGGTCGCGACTTCGTTAGGAATCAGGAACTGCGTGGGCGAGAGCGAGCGGCCCAGCTTCTTGGCGAGCGCGTCGCTGGCCTCGCGTTCGAGGCCGTCGAGCGTTCCGCCCGGCGTGGACAGGGCACGAATGGCGCGCACGATGCTGAACTCGCGCACATCCTTGTCGCTCATGCCGATGTTGCCAGCGTCGGCGGAAACAGGCTTGGCTTGGCCGCGCTTGGCAAGCTCTTCGAGCGCGCGGCTGCCGAATTGCTCGGCGGTCGCGCCGTCGGCAATCGCCTTGTCGGCGATGTCTTCGAGCTTGTGGCGCGCGGCAACGCTGCGAATGTCAGCGATGCGCTTGCGCTCGTTAGTGATGGCGTCATTGCGCACAACGTCGAGGTCGGGCGCGGCGGGAACTACAGTTGCATTCATGGATTTGGTTTTGGTTTCTCCGTCCGCTTGCAGTGAAATTACTGGCTCAGGCATCGCTCTTCCCACACCGGCGGAAGGATCGGCGGGGATTGAAACAATGCTAATTTCCAACGGCTCCCAGTCGATTGCCCGGTGAACTTCCTCGCTCTGGCCGGGCTTCTCTTGGGTTAGCTTATGAATTCGATAGCCGACGCTTACCAGCGAACGGATACCGTCTTTCACATCTTGGAAAATTTCTTCGCCGCGCGCTGACTTGGAGAATCGAACCACGGCGCGGGCTTTCTTGTCGCCGTCAACGCGGGCGGATTCGACGACGCCGATCTGGTCGTCGGGATTGTGATTCAACAGGAGCGGAGCCTTGCGGTTCAGCCTGTCCATGCGGACGGACTGCGCGCCCATGTCGAGGACTTCGTTGCCGAAATAGCGTTCAACAGGTGCTTCCGTGGCGAAGCACAATTCGACCGTGCGCAAGTCGGCATTAACGCTGTCGCGCGACAAGTCAAACTCGCGCCGCAGAGTTTCGTTCTTATATGAGGCGGATGCGTTCACGTCTTTTCCTTAGTCGGCGAAATAAAGGGTTTCGCCTTGAACTTAGAAGCCGCCGCAATCATTTCGTTAATCGCAACCTTGTCCGCAGTCGGCAGCGCGATTTGTATAAGTATAAGAGCGGCGTCAGGCGAAAGCGTGCCGGATGAAACACCATGCAAGACTTCCGTGATGCTTTGCAACTGCGCGCCGTTAAGCGCCTGCATTTGCACGTTGTCAGAGGCGGGAAGCGGCGAGTCTTCGTCGGTTTCTTCAGCGTCGTTTTCTTCGCCGCTTTCATCGCCGTCCGGCTGCGCCTCTAGGTTTTCATCCGTGAACTTCAAGCCGTAGGCGTCGGCTAACGAGTCATCGGAAGATATATCGGCGAAGAGCGATTCAATGTCGCCGCCTTGCTCTGCAACGGTAGAACTACGCGAGTCCAATCCCTTTTCAATCGCAAGAACTTTGGCCTGCAAATCCTTCAGCGGGTCCACCCAAGGCCAGCGGCGAGGCTTCCATTCTGGCATGTGGAATTTGTCAAATTTCACAGCCGGAAGCGCGGAGCCGTTCGGCATTCTAAGCGCGCCAGCGAGCAGCGCCGTGGCAAGCCATTCCTCAAAGAGCGGCTCGTGTAGGCATTCGACAAGCCAGTTCTGCACCGCGCGCCATTCGCTGCGCTCCTCTAATAGACCGGCGCGGATTGAACTATAATTGACGCCCTCTAGGTCATTCGCAAGCGAGTTATATGAAACACCAAGCCCCGAGCTTGCGCCGCGCAGAACGCTCTTTACGAAGTCAGAGAAGGCGGTTACCGGGTGCTGCGGATCGTGCGTCTTGAACGTGACGCCCATTGGCAAATCCTCAATAACGCCGGGCTGCATCTCCTGTGTGGCATTATTCTGCGCGTCGGTCTGGCCTTGGTAGTCGACGGGCAACTGCTTTTCGTAAAAACCCATCTTACTGGCCGCGCTGCGGGCCGCAACTAGCTCGGCTTCCCAATAGCCGTCGAGTTGCTTAATGGTCATCATCGCCGGTGCGATCCACGGAACGCCCGTCGTTTGACCGCCGCGCGTCGGCCTGAATACATGCAACACGCGATCGGCTGGAATGCGGATAAACCGCATTTGCCCTTCGCCAATGAATCCGTATTCGTAGGGGTGCCGCGTGTAGAAGTGATACGCGACAACGTAACCATCAGGCGTCATCTCGACACCCATCTTCACTAGGTTCCCGCCGGGAAGCGTGGTGTTATAGTCCTCACGAAGATAATCCGCCTCCAAGAACTTGACGGCGAACTTGAAACGGTTGAACGCGATGCCCTGCTCTTTAACAATGAAGCATTCGCCGTCCCGCGCGACGCTGCGAAGCACTAGCCTCTGAAGTTCGGTCCATGACGTTTTGCCGTCAACCGTGCAAACCCCCTTGCGCCCCCACTCATACCAAGCCGCCTCAATAGTTTGATTCGCCAGCGTGTCGTATTTCCCTTTGACAACTTTTTCGCCCTGAAACTTGTCAGGGTCGCGAATCTTCATTTGCAGGCCGATTCCACAGTCGCCTAGCACGTTGTTTTCCAGCAGCTTGAAGTATCGTTCAATGAAGGGATTGTCGCGTTCTAGCTGGCGAGAACGCGCGCGTAGCTTGCGGCGTGAACTCCAAACTTCGGTGTCCGCGCTGGAAAGATTCGTTGTCCAATCTTCCGTAAGCCTTGTTCCTTGCGCGGCGGCATACATTCGCTTGGCCGGGATTCGTTGAAAGCCAAGGCTGCGCGCGATGTTGTCAAATAATTTCATCGCGGAGAAGTGAATCGGACAAAGACGTTTCGCTTGTTACCAAGCCCGCGCGCGATGTTAGAAGCCGCTTGCTCTGATTGGTATTCCACAAGGTAACGGTCCCGAAGTTTGATTAGATCGGAGTTAGGAATGAGCGAGAAACTTTGTTCCAGACCGCTCCATGTTTGAACCTCTTTTCCGGCGCGAGATTCCAGAACAGCCTCAATAGCATCTAGGCATTTCCTCGCATGGCTTCGCCCGTCGTAGGTAGTTTGCGCCGCTAGGTTTGGAGCGATAACTATGCTCCCCGAGAAGACAAGGTAACGCTCGCTTCCCTTCGTCGCATAGCCTTGCATCAAATAGCTGCCAGCGGACCAATCCGAAGTTGTAGTTGCGGGAACAGATATAAGATGCAGCGAGCCGGACGTTGTTCCGGTGATGGAAATTTTCCCGGCTGAATTGGTCAGTGCATAAGACAAACCCCATCCGTCTGTGGTAGGGTATTCGTCAAAGCTCTTAGTCCACGTCACCAAGTCGCCAGCGGTGACGGAAAGCGGCTCGGTCGTAGCTATATCGTGGGCCATGCCTAAACATGGCGTGAAATAAAGAGTTTATTTCCAGCCTCCGACAAACCCGCCGCCCCTTCTCACGCGCGGAATGACCGGCGCTGGCTTGTGCGACTGCATCTCCGGCGTAGGTTCCGGCGATTTAATCTGGTATTCCTTTGGCGGCTCGGACGGCTTTGGCGCGGAGTTTTTCGCGGCCATGTCAGCCGCGAGCTTTTCAAGATTCGGGCGCGTGTGGTATTTGTGCGCATCCCAAGCCGCCATATTATAGACTCGCAAATCCAACGCTTCGTTGCGCTTTCCGTTTGGAAGAAACCATTCGCTGCGCGGGAATCCGTTGTGAAAAACCGTGCGCCTCTGCTCTGCTGTTAGCTGTTCAAAATAGGCGTTGTCATAGCCGAATCCGGCGGGCCAGTGCATATAGCGCGGGCCGTGCTCTTTGAGTTGAAGCCGCGAATAAATAGCATCCTTCTGCGCTCCGGTGCCTACCATATAAAGCCGCACGCCATATTTGTTTTGCTTCGGTTGGATTTGAAGCGGTGCTGCTCCTATAACAGCGGATCCTTTGATTGCTATAACTCGCGGCTGCCTAGTCTTTACGTAGTTGAACACGCGGTCGGTGCGGTAGCCTATATCAATAGCCGTCCGGCTTATACGCATGACGCCGCCTATCTCGTGCGTGTAGTCCGTCGCTAGTATGTCGTCTAGCTTCGCCCAAACTTCATCGCGCGTCGGATCTCCGGGAATGCGCCGGAATTCCACTCCCCAACATTCATCCTTCAAGCCCCAGCCGACAACCTCGCATTCCAGACGATCTCCTTGCACGTCAACCGCCGCTGTAAGTTGCAAAACATAGCGCGGAAGCACTGGCCGCGCGTCTTCCCCTCCGTAAATCTCCGCGCGTTCCTTAATCGCCGCAGTATCAATCTTCTCGCTCGGCGGCTCATAAGACTCGGCGAGGAATGTGTTAGTCCAAGCCATCATCGCCGCTTCGCCGGTTTCCTTGGCCTCAATATATTCGGCAACCATTTGGTGCAAGCGGTTCGCGAATCCCTTCTTTGCTGGCATCAAAGTATTAAGTCCGTTCAGCCAATATCCTCGCACGCCTTTGAATTCAGCCGTCGCTCGCCATTCGCCAGCCGCAACCATCGCGCGGCGATCAGCGTCGGTTAATAGCTTAAAGCATTTCGCGCATTTCACCTCCGCAAACTCTGGCCTGCCTTCCGGCCATTCCACTTGACTCCACGCTAGGACTTGGTGCTCGCCGCACTTCGGGCATGGGCAAAACCACTTGCGCTTGTCGCTTTTCTCAAAGTGAGATTCAATTCGCGATGCTCCTTTGACCGTCGGCGTGCTGCTCAATACTTGAACGCTGTCCCTATAATTG